GCATGAAAGTAGCAGCTGTATCTGTAATGTGCCAAGATGAGCGCGTGTTTGACGCTATGTTAAATGCTGGCACGCCTTGCCCGAAAGATGGTTTAGTTGGAGATAAAGCTAGACTAGCGTGGGAAATGGAAGCTGTGAAAGAAGAAATTGAAAGAGATCAGCAAAACGTAGTTAAAAGGATGTTTAATGATAACAGTGAAACAAAGATTGGGCTGGGCGTTATTATTAGCACTCTATCCCTCTTACTCGCACTCTGAGCCATACTTATACGGCTTCTCTGGCAACGCGGCTTACTACTCATTAAACTGGAGTATGACGCCCATGTTCCCAGATGTACCGGGCTTAGATATAAATGGCCTCACATATAAATATAGAACTGTAAAAGAGACTGACGCAGACATGAAAGTTAGCGTTGGTAATCTTAATTCTGCCGGCGATGGTTACACGTTTAAAGAAGTTGATGATTGGTCTGGAATGCCTAGCAATACAATCGTTAAAACTTTTCCCATACCAAATATACCTATCGAAAACTGGGGTGATGGTTCAATCACTGTTGAGGGTGAAGGCACTGTAGAAGACGCTGTGGTAATATATAATTTTAGAATAGATGAATGTTTTGACCCGCAGTTAAACCCATCATGCCCCGGATACATCAAGCCTGTACCAGATTTACCAGAAATTGAAGTATACGCAGCTCTGGAAGATGACGCCGTGTTAGACGCAATAGACACTGAGCAAGACTACGAATACGATGAGGATGGTAATATTATATCTGAGGATGATAACGAAGAGAAGGAAACGCGCATTGAGCTTGGCTTGATAGCATCCGAGAATGCATTGACGTTATTTAAAACGCAAGGGCAATCAAATATTATAAATCAGATGAACCAGCAAACGAATATAGCTATGTACTATAATTCTGCAATAAATGGTGGTATATATGATGACGTAGCATCATTAGATGGTGGCAGTATATCGGATAACAAAAAAGGCTTACGAAATAATTTAGCGCAACAAATCCTGCATGAGCAAATGGTAGACATGCAATACAACAAGTGAGGTTAATATGAAATATTTAGCAATACCACTTATCGCACTAGCTTCACCAGCTCTTGCCGGAAGTGTGGACATAGTAGGTAACGTGGAAGCAAAATGCGTTATACAAACGGACAAATCTGGGGTTTATGGCAACCCAACTGCAAGTACACTAAGTACATCTCCAAGTGATGGCGGCGTTTTACCTGTAGTTAGATTTGATGTAGCAATAGCTGATTACTATACGGCAAACATCACGCACCCTAGCTCGTTTAGTTCATCACCCGCCTTAACAGATAGCGTAGCTTGGACAGGCTCAACAAGCGTGTCAAAGACATCAGACGCAGGCATGTCTGGGTATGACAGTGCAAAAGTTGTGTATGACAATACTACAGTGTTTGATTTAAGTGTTGCGGGATCGACGTGGTTTAGCACGTCAAGCACTGCAACTTATGCAGCTTCCAAGCCATTTACTGGCGGTACATATACGGCTGTAGTGCAAGCAGAATGCATTGCTAAATAAATTATCCATATTATTCATAGGCTTGGCGTCTATAGTTCATGCACATGAGATGACGCCAGCCTATCCAAAGCTAAAACCATCACACGTATCTGGCGTACTGAAGGTACAAATGTCTTTGTTTAATCAGCGAGAAGACGTTAAATATTATCAAATAGAGCTGTTTGACTCAGACTTTAACAGTATGACATTTTCAACTACATATAGAATTATGAAAGTTGACTACAAAGAGCGTAAAGATTTTGAGGTGTATATCCGAAAATCAGACTTGGATAATCCATTATACTTATGCACAATATCAAAGGTGGTAAAACCACGCAGCTCAAGCCCGCTAATATCATCTAGGATATGCTCTAAAGTTATGGAGGAAACTAAATGAAATTAGCGTTTGTTTTATCCATAATCGGCGGCGCTGCATTGGCTGAAAGTAGTAATCTTAGTTTATCACTGCCAAATCCACCAATGAACTACCAGAGTGACAGGTTTCGCGCAGGCAATCTTGATTGCAGTAACGCAGTCGGTGGCGGAGTAAACCTTGAGTATGGCGTCACTGGCGTCTTATCTAGTTTTGACACAATAGACAGAGCAAAAGATATTGGCGTATATGCACATATAGTCATACCATTAGACAAGCCTAAGTCTCGTATTAACTGCGATGACCTATACCAAGTGGAGCTGGCACAGCGCAGGCTTGAGATACAAATGCTACGTGACGAGCTAGAACAACTTAAAAGCCTGCAAGCAAAAGGCAATGAAATGGACTTTGTAGAATAATGGATACAACAAAGATAGCAGATGGGATTGATGGCTTGGCAGACCGCCAAATTAAAGCTGGTGGTATGAAGCTTACGGCTGGTTCTATCATGGCTATATTTGCGTTTGTGTCTACTGTTGTTGGTGGCCTATATGGCGGCTTTGTTATGTACCAAAAGATAGAAGAGGTCGCTGGGCTAGACTTAAACGAATATCAAACTCAAATGGATTTAATGGACGCTAACATTCAACAAACTATGGATTACACACGCGAGATCAAAACTGGATTGCGTGATGATATTTTGAGCATCGAGCGCCAAGCCGATAGAGTTGAGGACATGGTACGCAAATCTGAAGATAAAGTCAGGGACATGATAGACGCTGCCGAGGTACGCTTTGAAAATCAGAGAGAACGTGTTAGAGTTTCGCAAAGTGGCGAAATGAAAGAGTTAGAAACTAAATTAATGGATAAACTACAAAGAGCATTGGATAACCCATTAGCAGATTAGGTGAAAATATGGATGAATTTAAGAAATTTGATGTAGATGGCAATGGCACGATTGATCAATCTGAGTGGGATCGTATGGCTTTGGAAGACAGGCGCTTGCGAATGCAGGACGAAGACGCCCAACGTGATGCACAACGCAGAATGACGTGGTACGCCCTGTCAGGGATGCTCCTATACCCCTTTGCGGTCATTCTGGCAGATGTATTTAGTTTAACTGAAGCCGCCAAAATATTAGGCTCAATGGCGTCTATTTATTTTGTATCTGTTGCTGGCATAGTATCAGTATTCTTTGGCGCAAACGCATTAGCGAAAGGTAAAGAAAAATGATGAGCCTTGTAAGTAATTTAGTAGGCCCAGTAACTGGCCTGCTAGATAAGGTCATAGAAGATAAAGATCAGAAGGCACAGTTGGCTCACGAAATAGCCACCATGTCTGATAATCACGCCCAACAAGCATTAATGGGTCAATTAGAAATAAACAAAGCTGAAGCTGCATCTGGCTCTATATTTAAGGGCGGATGGCGTCCATTTATCGGTTGGGTATGTGGTGTAGCCTTTGCTTATCACTTTGTATTGCAGCCATTGATCGTGTTTGGTGTAAGCGCTGCTGGTGTTGACATACCAGAGCTACCAGAGTTTGATATGGGTTCACTTATGACTGTGATGATGGGTATGCTCGGATTAGGCAGCATGAGATCAATAGAAAAGCTAAAGAAAATTGAGAAATAGGAGATAGATAATGCCAGAAAATTCATTATATGGAAATATTGCAAAGAAACGTAAGCGCATAAAAGCTGGTAGCGGCGAGAAAATGCGCAAGCCCGGAACAAAAGGCGCGCCAACTGCAAATGCATTTAAACAAGCAGCCAAGACTGCCAAGAAAAAGAAGAAATAACATGAGTGAAGCAATGAAAAATCTCCAAGATCGTATCGGCGTTGGTGCTGATGGACATTTTGGGAAAAACACGGCAAAAGCCATCGCAGAACATTTCGAGCTATCTAATGAGAGAGCTGCGCATTTGATGGGTCAGGCAAGCCACGAAAGCGGTCACTGGCGTCATACAAGGGAAAACCTAAATTATAGTGCTGAAAGTATGATGCGTGTATGGCCTAGCCGCTTCCCTGATTTAGCGTCTTGCGAAGGTTATTCGCGTAACCCATCAGCTCTAGCTAACAAGGTTTATGGCGGTAGAATGGGCAATAACACTGAGACTGATGGTGAAACTTTCATTGGTCGCGGATTTTTGCAATTGACCGGGAAGAACAACTACAGGTCATTCAGCTCTGACATGGGCTTGCCAGATATAATGACAGATCCAGACTTGGTATCCACAGATTATGCATTTGATACTGCGTTATGGTTCTTCCAGAAAAACAAGTTGTTTGACATTGCAGATGATGGTGTGAACGACGAGACAATCTTAAAAATCACACGCCGAGTCAATGGCGGAGTACATGGCATTGTTGACCGGACAGGCGAAACAAACAAAATTTATGAATGGCTCAACTCATAGCAATAACATTGGTAGAGCTGGTGAATTTCTAGCTCTATCAAGATTATCTTTTGCTGGCATTTCATGTATCCTAGTTCAACACGAAATTGATGACGCATACTTGAAAACTCCAAGCGGTAAATTGCTGACCCTACAAGTTAAAACAGCAAGTAAAACTACAGGAAATCAAAACCAATATCGTTGGACTACATCTGCAATTGGAAATAACAAAAAATCTGATGTATATGCTTTAGTGGCATATAATTTAAATAAAATATATTGGGCTAGGGGTGACGATCCAATAATTAAAAAAACATCAACTCGCTTATATCCACAACAGTTTGAGAATGAAAACGAATTATTAAATCAAGTTATAAATAGCTTTGATGATTAAATAAATTACTTGAATATATTATGTGCAGAACATAATTAGATGTGTGGGTAGCGTCGGGCATGAAGCTACCCACACGATATATTATTTCTTCTTAAAGTAAACGTACCGCCAAGACTTAGGCCCGAGGTTTCCAATGATTGGTGTGGTTCGCTTGCTTACACGATCCACAAGCTTGCCCTTATACATGACATTGAGCGTCCACGCCAAATCTGAAACAGATAGACCAATGCCATTTGAAACCATGGTTGTAGTAAATTCGCCGCCACGATTGATGTACTTCAATATCTGATCATATTTCTTTTGCGGTATTGGCTTGATGTTTCTCACATCATTGGCGGTCACAAAATTTTTATGCGATGATTTATTAGCAATGACCTGACGCGGCCTGTCACTCCTGTTTAAATTATTTCTGAGGCCAAGCTTAATTTGCTTTTTCTCAAACGTGTAGAGCAAGTGACCATACATCATCTCATAGCGAACGCTCTTTGATTGGCCTTTCATGGCTTCTCTGGTTTTTTCGAACGTCGCATAAGCGTAAGGCGTTGCTCTAGATTGTCCAATATCCCCTGCTGCTCTTGCATGAACCAAAGGTAATAGCCACGATTTCGTGTGGGGTCTGGCGTCTTCATGTCTTTGATTATTTCGCGGTTCATCTTTTGCAGACGCCTCACATATTGATGAACTTCTTTTGCACCCATCGCCATTTGTATTCTCCTCAATCATTTTGTTCCTCATTGTAAATAAATTTTCCATTAGCATCGAGCGGCGGAATTGCTGAGCGCTTTGGCTTTTGCATTAGTTTAATATGCCTAGCAAAAACATCATCCATTATGCTTTCCAATTTTTCTTTAGTTAATGCTTTCATAGCGATAATCCTTTCGGTCTGAGCATTGGCTTAATTGATATTGATGCAGAGCTGACATAGTTTGTCTCAATGCATTGCGCCATGCTATCCAAATGTGCATATGGCTGATACGCTGCTGGCAATGCATCGCCGCACTCCATTGCGCTGCGATACAATGTGTCATTACTCAACTCTACGCCGCCAATGACGTATGTGATTATGAGTGTTGTGTAGAATGTCATAATTTCTCCTTAATCAATGGCTTTGAAGTTGCGATAAAGGGTGTTTCTGTTGGATCAATTGTTTCCATAACTTGATCCAATGCCTCTCTGGTTCTTTTGACTTTTTCTTGGTTTTTTAGTTCATCCAAGTAAGCATTAAATGCATCTACAGCAAGCGAACGTGAGGCTTCAGCTTGATCATTAAGCCTATCAATACCTTTTAAATCAGCACTACAAGCAACATCAGCATAAGCGCCACTCAAAAACTCATAATCAGATTTTAATTTTTTTAGTGTAGCCATTATAATTTCTCCTCTTCTACCATTTGAATTCGTTCGCCAATCCAACGCATTACTGGAACAGCCATTGAATTGCCCATAGCTTTATACCTATGACCATTGGGGC